AAAGAATATAACGGCAAAGTCGATGATCTCCTGAAAAAACTGAAAGGAGGCTGAAATGAGGCCAGTCATCACCAAGGCCAGTCAGCTAGACGAGTTCTCCTCCTGGAGGATCTATCAGAGGGGACTTCGTGAGCTGACCCTACTCGAAGCTCCGCGATCTACCATTAACGAATATAAATATAAAGCCGCACGTGACTGCTTCCTAGCTTTCGCAGAGCAGATGAAAGACGGCCACCTAAAAGTCGTGGATTTCCATGAGATCATAGGTAGTGCTTTCGAAGACCTAGCAAACCGCCGCTATCGTCGGCTCATCGTTTCATGCCCGCCACGCTCTGGCAAGTCGATGCTAGCGACCATGTTCATGGCGTGGCTGCTAGGGAGAGACCAGGAAACCCAGCACATCATCGCCTCATATGGCGCCATGCTTTCCGGTAAGTTCCATCGGGAAGCCATCGCCATGCTAAAAACACCGGCGTTCAAACGCATTTTTCCCGAGTGGAAAGGTTTTTCGCCGGACTCGAAATATGACATGGTAGGCGGCGGCTACATCCTGCCTACATCTGTCGGCGGGGTGCTGACGGGTTTCACTGCTGGCACCACGAAAATCGATGCGGAAGGCGTCGGCGCTATGATTATCGACGACCCGCTGAAGTCATCGGACTCGAAAGCGGCGCTGGAAACTCTGGAAACCTGGTGGGGAGAACAGGCATCCACCCGACGCACGAACCACTGGTGCCAGATGGTCATCGCCACGCGGTTTCACGAAAAGGACCTGCACGGCGTGTTGATGGACACCGATGGGATTTACGACGAGGAAGAAAACCCGAATGGATGGCGCTGGATAAACATCGCAGGACTGTGTGAAGACGCAGAAAATGATCCACTGGAGCGGGAAGTGGGGGAATCCCACTGGCCAGATAACACTGCTTTCACTGTCGACATGCTGATGTCGCAGAAGAAAACGATGGGCTCGTTCGCGTTTTCAGCTCTTTATCAGGGCACACCTGTAGCCGCAGAAGGGCAGATTGTTAGAAACGGGTGGATTCAGCGGATTGCCGAGGAAAGTTGCCCATCTTTCGATGTCACTTGGTTGGCGGTTGACTGCGCGTTTGATGAGAAGCAGCTGGCGGATGAAACCGCTATTTGTGTAGCTTCGATCTGTTTGAAGGATCCCACGAAAGTTTACATTAGGGAGATTATTTCAGGGAGATGGGGTTTCCCCGACATGATCGAAGCGGTGAAGCAGGCTTATTCGTTTTATCGAGCGAAAATGCTCTGCATCGAAAAAGCGGCATCTGGACAGTCGCTCATTCAGGTGCTGAGGAAAGAAGCCAAAATTCCCGTCGAGGAAATGAAACCGCTGAAGTCAAAGACAACCCGCCTTCAAGCGGTGACGCCATTTCTAGAGGCAGGCAGAGTCTTTTTCGTAGAAGGAGAATGGACTGAGACTTTCATCAAAGAACTCACAACTTTCCCGTTCGTTCGTCACGATGACAAAACCGACTCGTTCGCGTGGGTCATGACGCACTATGCTATGCACATGGACCGCGTAGATAGGGGCATTCAGGAAGCTATCATTCAAAACAAGCGCTTCTATGGTGAAACTCGCCGAGAAGGTTTCAACGATGGCTTCGTGTTTTCGGAAACTAGAAGCGCCCGCCGCGGGTTATTCGGCACTGACACCAGCTATAATGATCCGGATTTCGATTCGGCAAAAGAACAATCAGCGGATCCTCGCTCGCCTTTCGCGGCAGGCAGGAGAAGCGGATCTCGTGGGCATCTGGGCTATCACGACTAGGAGACGGAACCTCCGAAAAAGTTTCAGACATCTGAATCTGACTACCATGGCTAATTCCCCTATCGACCGTAACACTGAACTGATGCAAGAGCAGTTCGGAACGAAAGTGCTAATCACTGACATCGCCGCCGACAAATATCTCGCCAGGGCGAGCAAAGAAGATCCAACACAAAAGAAGTTCACTGAATTCTGTGGAAAGAAAAATGGATGGGACGACTATACAGAGCGCTGGCACTGATTATATCGAGTGGATGCTAGAGCGTGATAAGTGGTGGATGCTCTAGCGGGTAAAACTAGCTGTCACCTGGACAGACCCCAATGTCACAGGATATTTTTCACGGGGGTGATTATGATGTGATTCTCATCAGCAGCGAAGCATACACCGTATCCACCGACTGTCACCTCACCCCAATGCTAAGTTCAAAAGAAAAGCGCAGCAAGCGCCGTGCTGAGAACACCCAGATGCTCGAAGAGTCCTACTCGAAAGGAATGGACGTTCAGCCGCCCAAATTCCTGACCTGGCGTCAGGAGGAGCTCTGGAACTCGCTCAAGAAGAACACGGTCACACTAGCTCACGGCTGCGCGGGCACCGGAAAGACGCTCATCGCCCTCCACTATGGGCTGTTCGGCGTCGCTCAGGGAACGTTCGACAAAGTCTACTACGTCCGCAGTGACGTCGGCGTCGAATTCCAGCGTGGTCGTGGCGCACTCCCCGGGGACCTCTCCGAAAAGATCGCTCCGCTCATCGCGCCCGTTCTCGACAATCTGCCGTGCATCATGCGCTCACACGGGGCTGGCGACTATCTGCTGAAAAAGAAAATCATCGAGCCCGTGCTTCTGGAGGACATCCGCGGACGCTCTCTCAATGAAGCATTCATCATCGTGGACGAAGCGCAGAACTTCCTCCCCTCGCAGATCAAAACCGTGCTCACCCGTGTAGGGAAGGAATCCAAAATCCTCCTCATCGGTGACACCAAACAGACCGACATGGAAGTGTTTCGCCGTGAAAACGGCCTAATCGACGCCATCCACCGCCTCCGCCACCTCGGCGAAGTCGGCACCGTGGAGTTCCACAAGGAAGACATCGTTCGCAACTCTGTCATCGCTCATATTCTCGATCGCTACGACGACTGACTTTTCAGGGGGCTTCGGCCCCTTCCTTTTCAACAATGCGCAACGACACTCGCTTCGCCCGCTCTGATCGGGCTACACTGGAAGCCAAACTTCCCCCCGGCACTCTGAGCGGTCCGCAAGCGGCCGGCGTGTGGGAATTTTTTCTTCGCGCGGATGACCCGTCGCACGTCGCCCACACCTACCGCTCCTACCGCGATAGCGATAAGTGTGAAATCCCCCGTCAAAATCTGCGGGCTATGCGAGACACGATGGTGAATGACATGCGTGAGCAGAATAAGCTAAGTAAGCGGCCCCGCGTCGAAACGCAGATCGGGCGGAACGCACCGCGTCTCTCTACCGAAACTGCGCACACCAGCCGGAGGGGAGCCTGATGACAAACACTAGCAGCTTCGCGCAGAGAGAGATTTCAATGCACCGGGTAGCATGTGGTCCGGTTTCCATTCAGGCCTCGGGCGTCTGCCGCCGCCGCCTTCGCGACAGTTTCAACACCCTTCTCGACCGCCTATCGGAAGAAACTGGTCCAGCACAACCAATAGGACCTGAAATCCCTGGCGGTCACCAAATGATGCCAGACGGAACCATAATGTCTCAGTCGCATCTGAAAGCGCAGGAGATGAAGAAGCAAGCAAAGCAAGCAAAGAAAAATGACCCTATCGGCAAACTCGCAGAGGCGCTGAAAGGTGCGGTAGGTGGAGGAGACCCCGGATTCGCCGATGCCGGAAATAGCAAAATGGTCCAAGACACGACTGGAAAAATCGAACCCTATAAGGAGGGTAAAAATCCTCAGTCAAAGAAACCTAAACAATGACAAGTGGAAGAATAGGCGGCGACTACAACGCCGATGCGCTAGAGGCCTTTCGGGCTGCCTACGCCAACCAAATGCAAACACCAGAAGATCTCGACATCGCCGCTAATGGTCTGCCCGGGAATGAAGTCAGCAACACGTCTCCCTGGCTGGCACACACCGGGCTATGGAAAGCAAACGACGGCATGTCGCGCGACTTCAAACCAAATCAACCGTTCAATCCCGATGAGTTCCTCAGTCAAACCGATGAGGATGATAGTAAAGATGAAGAACTCGGCGATGAAGACTTCGACGCCTATCTCAACTCTCTAAGCCTGGACGAACTCCAACTTCTAGCCGAAGAGCTCGGTGTCGGCGACGATGCGAGTGATGAGGATGCGGAAATGAGCGATGAGGAACTGGATAATCTGGTCGCCGAGCTCATGGGTGAAGAAGGGTAAAACCGTCTATAAAGTGTAGTCCGCTATGATCCCCCTCAGATCCGCCGAAACCCAGAAAAAAGAGTTCGATCTTCAGGCTGTGCAGACAACCAAGATCAATCTGGAACTCCAAAAACACGCCGATAACCCGGATAGCAGCTATAGAGAGCACCTAGAAGACGCCGCTGTGTTCGCGAACGTTCTTCGTAGTGTGGCTCCTGAGAATTCCCTGGTCGTTCTCCACTACGCTCCTGAAATCATTTTCACAACGGAGACGGAAGACTTCACCTGTGGCATCTACATGAACGGCAACATGTGGCGCTTCAAGGTGAATGGTTCTGTCCACTATGAGCTAGACGACGCCGAGAAGCTGGCTCCCGGCCGCGCGCTGAAAAAGATGTGGGACACGATTATTCCCCGTCTTCCTGAAGGCTACATCGTTCATGGTAATACGGATCCAAACGACCCGCCTGAAGAAGCTAAAATTCGTAATGCTATGCGCATGCGACTCGGCTTCAGTGACGTTCAAGCAAGCGGCGACGTGTTCGGCATCGTGCGGGAAGGCCGGCTCTGTCCTCTCACACTCGACGAGTTCCTGGCACTAACCGGCGAAGAACCATTTTCCCTGAAGCAAAAGTTTTCGGTTCGTAAAATCAACTGGCCGGGGATCTGACCATGTATGGTTCTTCTTTCGACTTCAGCGGCGTCACCCTAAGTGGGACTGGGGGCGGTCTCAATAACAGCAACGCAATCAGCACAGATCAGCTGGCAAAAATGAACGCCAGTGGTAAGAAGTGGCGTCCTGACATTTCAGGGGGGATGAGTAGCCACAATGAGGGCATTCTGGCGATGAATGCCCAGCAACGGAATAAGCGGGCTGGTCTGGTCAATCGGGACTATAACGAGCAGTCCGACGGACCCGCCGCAATGAAAGAAATTTTCAATAGAAAGAAAGCTCGCATGAGCTCTTTCAGGGAAATGAAGAAGAACGAATATGGCTTCGCTGAAGGTGACTCTCAGGACTCCGAAATGCTTTCTATGCCCCTTCCCTCTATGGGCATGGCTGAGAAAAAGTGTAGTGCTGGATGCAACTGCCCGATGTGCGTGAATAAAAAGCAGCAAGACGCTAAGTTCCGTGAATGGGACACTGAAAAGCGCAAAGAGCTGAAGAAAGGCGAGTTTCAGGGTTCTTTTGCAGGTCCGGACATGAGTTTCCCCATCGCTAATGCCGCCGATGTTTCGGCAGCGTGGGCTTCTGTGGGAAGGGCTAAAAACCCCCGCGCCGTAATGAAAAACATCATCAACATCGCCAAGCGGATGGGTCTAGAGGCCGGTCTGCCTGAGTCAGTGAAACAACGCATCTCCGTGGGTCAGTCAGGTCTGCCGGAGTAGCCATGGGGCTGGAAATTCTCGGAATCGTTGCCTCATTCGCGACGATTGTTTCAGGGTTTGGGTGGTTGCTAGACAGAAACCATAAGAAAATCGAGGACATGCTTCGATATAACGGCCAAAACCTCAAAGGTCTGGTTCAAAAAATCGAAAGGATCGAAGTTTCATTCAACGACCTTCGTGCTGAGATCCCTGCAAAGTTCGTAACAAAAACCGAGCTCCTGACCCACATGCGCAATGAGGAAAGGTGGCAGCAGGACACCCACGACCAGCTCATGCAAATCCGGGAAGAACTCTCGGCACTACGCC